TTATTATCCGGGCGCAGCTGGCACGTACGCTGGTGGTGAAATTACTACCGCTGCTTTTGGCACTTCGGGTACTGCTTCGACTGATGGTCTGCACAGCATCGCTACGTATGACCAGTTGACCACCAATGGCAACGGCGCAGTTAATCTCATCACGTTTGAAGATATCATCAACTTCATTCACCTGCTGCCACAACAATACTGGTCGAATGGCAACAAGTTCATGATGTCGCCTCTGGCTCTGGCTGGTCTGCGTGGACTCAAGGATGACAACGGCACCCCAGTATTTGAGCGTATGGCTCCGCTGGTCACCGAAGGCATCGTTGGCAAGCTGCTGGGCTATGACGTAGTAGTTAACAACTACGTTGACAGTCCTGTGGGTCCTGCTGGTTCGGCTGGCACGGCTGACAAGTTCCCAATTTACTTTGGTGACTTCCAGCGCGGTCACACTATTGTTGACCGACTGAACATGGTTCTGCGTCGCTACGACCAGACCCTGCCTGGCTATATCACCTTCTTCGGTGAGAAGCGTCTGGCAACGTCCGTTGTTGACCCATTCAGCATCGTCCGTTATCGCTCGACTGCAACCGCAGCCTAATAGAACGGGGAGCCTACGGGCTCCCCTTCTCCTATCCCTAGAGGACATCCAAATGAGTGCTACTCAAAAAATTCTAGAAGGCATCCGTACTGCTTTCACCGAAAACCGGAAAGTCACAATTGACCTGCGTGAAGCATCGGCTCTTACTGGTTCTGGTCTTGATGTCGGTGGTCGCGTTCATTTTGATGATGCCTTTGCTGCTCTGCGTTACGCTAATCCATTTCGCATGGGTTCGCGCAACATTCCCGCTACCAACAATTCTGCTGTGCAGTTTGTTGCCAAAACGGGTAACGCAACCAACCAAACCAATCCGTGGGGTTATGAATTTACTGCTAACAGCGGTACGCCCAACACAGCAACAAATACATGGCAACTGCCTACCCGCGTAATCACTGCACAACTTCCTGTGCGTATTGCTGCGCTTGATGACATCAATGCTTTAGAACCGACCCTTGTTGAAGATTTGATGCTTGAGTTTTCGCAACAAGAAGGCCTGTCTATGGCACAAAACGATGACCAAGCAGGCAGCACCACAACCACGACCGGAGGTACTTATGGTCTGCGTGGCCTCGATTCTTATAATAGCGGTTCAACTTCTGCTTACGGCACAAGCGGTTCTGCTATTACCGATGGTATTCACACTATCGCTACAGTAAGTCTGGGCGGCACAACTGTTACCTACAACAAGATTGTAGATATCGCTAACGCCCTGCCTGCACAGTATTGGTCTATGCCTTCTACCGCATGGCACATGACTCCTGCAATGATTCAAACATTGCGCGAGTTGAAGGACACCGCCGGTATGCCGCTGTTCATTGACATCGGTGAACCAAACGAAGCCGGTGCTGTTGGTTCAATCTTTGGCTGGCCTGTTGTTCCTAATCCATATCTGACTTCTGACTTCCCAATCTATCTGGCTAACTGGTCACGTTTCTTGACCATTGCCGATATTGAAGAAATGACTGTCCAGATGTTTGAACAGACCGCGCCTGGCTACATTACCATGTACGCCGAGAAGCGTTTGGTATCAAGCGTCCGCGACCCGTTCGCTGGTGTACGTGCAAGCGCAGCTTAACTAGGGGCATATCATGGCAGTCGAGAACATGACTCTCGCGCCATTCATGGCGAACAATCGTAACCCGTTCAACTACGCAAAGGTTGAGCAGGTTGCGCGTGACCTCACCACGGGATGGTTGACGCTGGACGAGATTACTCAACAGCTCAACCTATTCCAAGATGAAAGCCAAGACGCTTATCTTGAATCGCTTGAACTGGCAACACGAATGGCGATTGAAGATTACATGGGTCTGCCAATTTTCCCAGTAACGTACAACGTATATTACCCGTACTTTGCATTTAGCAACAATGCCCTCTACCTTGACCTACCAGAAGTGAGTCAAGGGCTTGGCAGCGTTACTATCAATGCGGTAGCGTGTTATACATCTGCGTCTAATACTGTGCCGGAATTGATTAGCACAAGCGCGTATTCATACGACCCTACGGGCAATCAAATCATTTTGACTTATGTGCCGAATGAAGTTAATCAGTTTATTGCCAATCCGTTGGTTGTTACCTACACGCTTACGCCTAGCATCATCGCGCAGTATCCGGTGATTAAACAGGCGGGTCTAATGCTGTTGACTCACCTCTACAACAATCGTTCGACTGTGGGCGATACTGTAGGCATGAAGGCAGAAATTCCGTTTGGCGTTAGCACGCTGCTGCGTCCTTACAAGCCATTGGTAATGTAATCATGGTGATGCGCTACGAGAACGTTGTAATAAACAACGTGACCAATGGGACAAACACAGTAGGCGAATATACTACTACTGTAGCCCCGTGGTTTGAAACGCGCGGCTTGGTACATGACATTGCCAACTCGCTTCGCATCTCTGAAAAGTATCGCGTCTATACCGACCTGTTAAGCATCACTTTGAACTACACGCCCAACATCCGAACCATTGTGGATAATCAAGAAGCGTATAGCTTAACGTGGCGTAACAAGGATTGGCGCATCTCGGATGTGCGCGAATCGGATGACCGGCAACGCGCTACCTTTATGTGTTACCGCAACGACCCCGTGGTGCCAGTATGAGTGTTCAACAGAATCCCGTACAGTACGCAACCGCAATACAGGCGCAGCTTACAACTGTATTCTCGCCTGTACCTGTCTATGCCAACTTTAATCGCAACTGGGCAACCGAACCTGCGTTTATTACGTGGCAACTGCGTAACATTCACCAAGATGTCTATACCGGCGTTGACCAAAACAACAAAGGCATTGACCGCCCAATCTTTCAAGTTAACATTTTTTCGCAGTCGTTTAATGATGCGCTTACAATGTCTAACACTCTGCTTCAAGAGCTGCATGGATATAACGGGCAGTTTGGTGGCGTAGATGGTATCTACGTTGCCAAGTGTGACATCCATTGGCTTTACAATACATACGACAATGAGATAGGCTTACAGCAAATAATCCTAGACTGTCAGCTCGACATTCCGACATGATAAGAACGGCTTAACTCTTTTGCAAAAGGAAACTCAAAATGGCTCTTATCAATAAAGTTTTACCCGGCTACGTTGCCACCCTGTGGATGCAAACCGGCGCATCGCCTACGGCTCTTACCGATACCCAACTGAACACTTGGACAGGTCAGGTCGCTGACATCATCGGCACGGCTGCTGGTGGCACGGGTACTGATGGCATGCAAGTGCCTGTAGAAGCAATCCCTGCCTTTGGTTCGGAAGATGCGTTTGCTGCCTACTCGGTTGCAGGTGCTCGTACCGGCGCAAAGATTACGACCCAGAACCAAGTGATGTCGCTGACTGTGACTGCCGCTTGGAATCCTGCCGACCCTGCACAGCTTCTTATTCGTGATGACGGCGACAGCGGTACTGTTATTCGTACCTACGTCATCGCTGTCTATGACGGCACGGACACAGTTGCTTACGCTTTCAATGGTCGCGTAGGCGGTCTGAACTGGGACATGTCTCCTAGCGCAGAAGGCAAGTTTAACTTCACTATTCACCCAACCGGCGGCAATAGCTACGGCTGGTCGAATAACTCGTAATGAGGAAGCCCCCTTCGGGGGGCTTTTTACTATGACTGAAAACATGACACAACAAAACAACTCCGAAGCCTTGTTGCAGTATCTTGTGACGCAAGCTAATTCTGGCAATAAGAACTGGTTTGGCTTTCAACAGCAACGCATTGCAGGCATTAATCTGGCATACAAAATTGCCGAGCGTCATGCTGACAAAATGAGCCCCGAAGAAATCACGGATTACGTAGTCAATCTCAATAATTCTATCTACAGAAAACTTATCGAGAAGAAGTAATGGCAAAGACTATTGTCCAGTTTGAAGGCTTCCAAGAACTCGCGGATGTCCTAACAGAGTTGGACAATGACCTTGGCGAGAAGGACGCAAAGCGCATCCTCCGTGTAGGCATTAAGAAAGCAATGGAGCCGGTCTTGGTAGATGCCAAGATGGAAGCCCTTAAAGACACAGGTGCGCTTGCTGCCTCATTGCAAATTGAAGCCCGTAAGCCTACAGGCAAGGACAGAAAGTCCAAGTACGTTTCATATACGGATCAATTTATAGGCGCGGTCACAACTGCATCCGGCGCAAAGTTGCAAAAGACTGCCTTTGTGAATCTGCGAAGCAAGGAAGTTTACAAAGGCAAGAAGGAAGCAATTAAACAAGTCGGTATTAAATCTGACGCTCGCGCAATTGCAGTTGAGTTTGGAACGGCTAATATGGCTGGCAAACCATTCCTTCGTCCCGCATTGGAAAACAATCGTTCTGTAGTAATATCAGAATTGGCCGAACACCTGCGGACAGCATTGTCGCGGTATCGCGCTAGACAAGCCAAGAAAGCCCTTAAAGGAAAATAAGACATGAAGCTATCATCAGCCTTTGGTCAATCGTTTGACGTTAATAAGCTACGCACCCGTTCCTTTGTTTTGAATGGACACACGTTCAAAGTGCGCGTTCCGTTGGCTGTAGAGCTGGAGCAAATGTTTGAGCGCATCAATGAACCTGATGCCGCAAAAGTTGAGGAAGTCTATAAAGACTTGAGCAAACCCTTTGCTGACGCGGACTCTGCAATTGTAGAGCGCACGGACAATGATATTGTTGTCTCCGGTCGTTCATTGCGCGAAGCCGCGCGCGCCAAGGCTGTAACAGAAGCCCGAATCCTTGAGATGTTTAAGTTGCTTGTTCCAGAAGAAGAAGGCTTTGACATGAGCAGCATTTCTTATGACATGGTGCAAGAGGCTTTTCCGTTTGCAATCCAATTGGAAATGATGGAAGTCATAACCAAGACTATTTCGCCTGACTACAAAGAACAACGGGGAAAGTAGTCGGGTCGGTTCGCAGACAAGTCCGCGCCTTTTTAACAGCGCATGGAACTGACCCTAACAACGTGGACGAAGAAACCTTTGGCGACATCTGCATCATGTATAACGATGGAGTCATTGGCAATCTAGGCATCCTGCAAGTGCTTGGTGCGCTTACCGCAGGCCAGTTCAATAAGGTATTGCCGAAAGGAACGACACCATATAAACTGCAAGATATAATCTCGTCATCTTATGATTATCTCTACCCGCCGTTATCAGAACAAGACAAGAAGGCATTAGCCAACCAGCGTCTTATGCAGTTTGTGCAATCAAGGCGCGGGGCTCCAGAGTCTTTAGCAAAGGTTTAACAAAATGTCTTTTCTAGCGCGGCTTGGTGTAGTTCTAGGTCTAGATACCGCAGAGTTCTCCAAAGGTCTTGGGGATGCAAAGCAACAACTTCGTCAATTTGAAACCAACGTAAAGAGCGGCATGGCTCTTGCTGGCGCAGCAATGGCTGCTGCCACAATGAAAGTTGTTCAGTTTGCAGACGAGATTAAAGACACCGCAGCATCGGCAGACGTTGCTATTGGAACAGTCCTAGACGTTGGACACGCTTTGCAACTTGCAGGCGGTAGCGCAGAAAATGCAGGCAAGGTATTAGCCAACTTTAATAAAGTAGTTGGTGAAGCCGCAATGGGCGACAAAGCAGCCCAAGAAATGTTTAAGCAGTTGGGCGTATCGCTGCAAGACCTTTCGCAGATGTCTATTGAACAATTGTTCCGCAAGACAGCAGATGCGTTAGGTAGCATGGATGACAATGCCAAGCGTGTTGCATTGGGTATGCAGGCGTTTGGACGAGGCATACGCGGCGTGGACATTAAAGGCTTTAATGACCAAATGGAGCAAGGTCACGGCCTCACTAAAGCGCAGCAAAAGGCTTTTGAAGATGCCGCTGCCGCAATGGACATTCTAGACAACGCAACGCACAACCTAAAAGTATCCATGGTCGAATTTATGGGTACTGGCGCAGCATCGTTTATTCGTTTCCTATCCGAAGGCATTAACGGCATAGGAAAAATGATTGAAGCAATGGCAAACCTATTGCGAAAATTTGACGAATGGAACGAAAAAAATTCCCAGTTCACGGAAGAATATGATGCTTGGTCAGGGCGAGTAACAGGCGAGTCGCCTTACTTTAAGCCATTGAGCAAAGAAGGCGAAAGCAATCCGTCTGGCTCTGGACGCAACGTCACGCCATACAAAGACACTTCCGCAGAAAACAAACTTGCGCAACTGCTTAAGCAGCTTGAAACTTTGCGGTTCATGTCTATTGAATTTGAGAATCAACTCAAGCTTCAAGTTCAAGGCATTGAGGTTCAAACGCAAACGCTTTTCATGACAAAGAATCAAGCAGAAGTGTATCAAGCCATGTACGAGCTTGAGAAAAAACGCGCCTCCGAAGTCGCTAGCATGGAACAAAAACGCGCCGAAGCTGTTGCAGCAAAAGCAGACAAAAAAGTTATTGAAGAAATTGATAATCAGATTGCCAAGATTAATGAATTGTCCGAGGTGTATCAACAACGCATATCTGATGCAATCATTGCAAACCAAACACTTTCGCAATCTGTGGAGGGTGGGCTTTTAGCATCATTCCAAAGATTTCAATTTGCTGCCGTGGATTCTGCTCATTGGGTTGAGATGGGCGTAGATAGCGTGTTTGCAAATATGACTAACGCTATCAATCAGTTTGTAGAAACAGGCAAGTTTAGCTTTGCAGACTTTACCAAAGCAATCATTCAAGACCTTATCAAGATTCAGATGCAGATGTTGATAACTCAATTATTTGCTAAAGCAATTGGATTTGCATTAGGTAGCTTTGGAGGCGTTAGCGGTACGCCATATACAAGCGCAGGCCAAATGACTGCCGGTACGTCAATGGTAGCTGGTTCTCCAATGACTGTAACCCCATTAGGGCAAGCCGATGGCGGTGGCGTTGGTGCAGGGTTGCCTTACTACGTGGGTGAAACGGGACCCGAATTATTTGTTCCGTCCAGAAGTGGCACAATTATTCCGAACAAGTATCTCGGTGGCAACGACCAACCCCAGATTGTTTACAATGGTCCTTACATTCAAAACATGAGTGCCATTGATACGCAGTCAGCAACACAATTCCTAGCCCGTAATAAAGACGCTGTGTATGCAGCAAACATGAGCGCCTCGCGCTCGATTCCTACCAGCGTGAGATAAGCCATGAGCCTGACTAATATCCTAGCCATTAGCGAATCCGTTGGCATCAACGACCAGCGGTTTATCGGTCAAGTATTGAGCCGAAACCAGCGCATCAGCACTTCTGAAATTCTGACTGTCGTGCCGTTTCAGTTTGAAATGAAGCCGATGGATTACCTTCGTTATAGCGAGAATCGTTCTCTGCTGAACTCGTTGCGTATTCCTGACAAAGCATTGACACAATATCTCAACTTCGGTGACACCGGCTGGGTGAACTACATTGCTTATCAAGGTCAAATGACTTCTGGGCAAATTGCTGCGAGCCAATGGCAAACTAGCAGCGCAAATCAAACGCTTGTTCTTGGCAGTTTGCCTAGCAACGTAGATATGACGCCTGATAAATATGTAGTACGCACGGGCGACTTCTGCCAAGTTGGTTTGTATTCATACATTGCAACGGCAGATGTATTACGCGGATCTGGCTCAACAGTTTCAATTCCAGTTCACCGAACATTGCTGACGACAGTTTCCGCGCCAATTTACGCAGTCATTGGTCAATACGGCACTACTGTAAGCATGGGTGGCTCAACCTATACCGGAGTGACCTTTCCTGTCATACTACGGGAATACCCGACTTACACTTTGATGCCAATAACAAACGATTCGTTCATTAAATGGAATGGCTCGTTTAACGCTTTTGAGGCTGTGCTGTGAGCAATAACATAAC